GGTCCACGTCCACGACCGCCAGGGGACCGCGGTCGAGGGATCCACCGTCGAGGACCTCCTCACCGGGCAGGCGTGGGGCGACGCCCTGACCGGGCCGGACCTCCGGCGGTGGATGGTCGCCGAAGCGCTGACCACCGGGAACGCGTTCGCCATCATCGACATCGACCAGCAGGGCAACCCGATCTCGCTGCGCCCAATCTCGTCCGGCGACGTCCGCGTCGAGGAGCAGACCTCCGGCGATCTCGTCTGGTACTACAAGAACGTCCCGTTCGACTACGGCATGGCGCTGCACTGGAAGGCGCTCCCGTCCACCGACAATCCCTATTGGGGCACGTCGCCGCTCTCCGCGTGCTCCACGACGCTGCAGGCGCTCGCAGACCTCGAGGCCGTGTTCAAGGCCTCGGCGCCGACCGGCCTGATCGGGAAGGTCGCCTTCAGCCACCCGGGGGCCCTGCAGCCGGCCGTCCGCGACGCCATGCGCACCGCGTTCATGACGCAGCACGGCACCGCAAGCACGGCCGCGACCCCGATCTTCGTCGGCGAGGGAATGACCGTCGCGCAGCTCGCGCAGCAGATGGCGAAGGACATGGGCGCCGCAAGGGCAGCCGGCGTCAAGGAGGTCGCGGCCCTGTTCGGCGTCCCGGCCGCCATGCTCGACATGAGCGACGCCCGGACGCAGCCGGAGATCGCGCAGCTCTACGCGAACAGCCTCGCCGCATGGAGCATCACGTGGACCGCCGAGCTCTCGTCGAAGCTCGCGGCCCCGGGAACCACGGTTGCGTTCGACTTCAGCCCGATCACCCAGGGCGATTTCCGCACCGCGGGGAGGGCGTACGCCCAGCTGCTGCAGGTCGGCGCCCTCGCCCCGAACGACGTCCGCCGCCGGCTTGGCTTCGCGCCGTGGCCGGGGCTGGACGAGCCGAAGCCGGTCATCAGCGGCGTGACGCCGCAGCAGGACGGCGTCTCCGAGGAGCAGCCTGATGCGTGAGATCCGTGCGCAGATCACCGAGGCGACCGAGGGCAAGGTCCGCGGCTACGCGGCCGTCTTCAACACGTGGAGCCTTCCAATCACCGAGCGCGGCCGCACGTTCCGCGAGCGGTTCGCGCCCGGCGCGCTGAAGCCCGAGGGAAACGTCAGCCTGTGGTGGATGCACGACCACAAGGATCCGCTTGCCAACACGCGCAGCGGCACGCTCGCCATCTCGGAGGACGAGAAGGGGATCGCCTTCGAGGCGGACCTCGGCGACGGCCAGAGGGCCGCGGAGATCCGCGACCTCGTCAAGCGCGGGGTGGTGAGCCAGATGAGCATTGGCTTCGTCGTCGAAGCCGACACCTGGGAGGGTGCGTCCTCCCGAACGGTCACCCGTGCGCGACTGCACGAGGTGAGCCTTGTCGAGAACGCCGCATACGGGGCCGCGACCTTCGCGGAGGTCCGCGGCAAGAAGGAGCCTGCAATGGGACTTAAGGAGAACCGGGCGCGCGTTGCCGAGCTTCGCGCCGAGTACGAGGGTGCGTCGGAGGATCGCCAGCTCGAGATCCTCACCCAGATCGAGGAGACCGAAGCCGCCATCCGCGCCGCTAAGGACTCCTTCGAGACGTCCGTCAAGGCGACGGTGAAGAACAACAACCCGCAGTCGGGTAGCGTGCGCATCTCCGCGCCGCCGCGCGACGAGGTCCGCGAGTGGTTCCGCGGCGGCTGGCGCGAGCAGCGCACCATCGGCCTCGCCATCACCGGCGGCACGGCCAACATGGGCGCCAACGCCGTCGTGCCGCAGCTTTCCGGGGAGTTCGTCAAGGCGCTCGACCAGGAGTCGGTCATGCGCCAGCTCTGCACGGTCGAGACCCGCGGCGTCGACACCGACGTCTCGGTCATCAACGCCCGCATGACGGCCTCGCTCATCGGCGAAGGCGCCGCCTACAGCGACCAGGACTTCACCACCACGAAGGTGCAGTTCACCTCGTACAAGTCGGGCGTGAAGACCGACGTGACCGAGGAGGCGCTCGAGGACACCGTCTGGGACGTCGCGACCAACGTCGTCCAGGAGCACGCCCGCGCCCACAGCCGACTGTGGGAGGGCTACTTCGCGACGGGCACGGGCTCGAGCCAGCCGCGCGGCGTGTTCCACTCGGGAACGGGCTACAACGGCGACGTGACCTACACGGCCGGCGCTGCGCCGACCATCGACAAGGTGATCGACCTGTTCTACAAGCTCAACCCGGCGTACCTCCCGGGCGCGTCCTGGCTGATGAACCAGGCGCTCTGGGGAGTCATCGTGAAGAGCGGCGTGGCGAGCAACAAGCTCATCATGAACGGCGAGAACGGCAACATCCTCAAGGACGGCGCCGTGGCGCTGTTCATGGGCAAGCCGGTCTACGTGTCGGAGTTCGCTCCGACCGCCTACACGGCGACCACCCGGAGCGTGCTGTTCGGCGACTTCAAGCGCGGTTACCGCATCATCGACCGCACCACCATCAACTTCACGGTGGACGACGTCTCCCAGCGCAGCTCGGGCATCATCCGGTACTCGAGCCGGATGCGCTGCGACGCCAAGCCGGTGGACACCAGCGCCATCGTCGCGCTGCGGTCGGCCTGATCCGTTTCCATCACGTGCCACGGGGCAGGGGCTTCGGCCCTTGCCCCGTGGTTGCGGGGACAAAGCATGGCGACGATTCCGACAACAGCGGAGTGCAAGGCGTGGCTGAAGATCAGCCACTCGGGCGACGACGCAATCATCGCGCAGATGATCAGCGCGGCATGGGACGAGTACACGACGGCTACCGGGCGCCTTCAGAATGACCTAAAGGACTCGGAGAAGGTCTACCTGATGGAGCGCGTCGGGCAGCTCTTCGGCTATCGCGGAGACGACTCCGTCGCCCCAAGTACGTGGTTTACCGATGCCCTTCGTCGGCAATTCAACCCAAACAGCGTGGGGTAGCAGGTGGCAGGCGCCGGATATAGACGCGACCAGTTCGACTACCAGGCGCCGACCGTGACGGCCAACACGGCGGGCCAGCAATCCACGTCCTGGACGACGGTCGCAACCATTGCCGGAGTGCTCACGCCGACGCAGCGCGAGGTAATGGACGACATGGGCGTCGCGATTCGCACAGACGTCGTAATTGAGGCGTCTTGGCACCCGTCGGTGAACGCCGGTGGGCGCCTGGTCGATGCCACCGATGGACGCATCTACCAGATTACTGGTGCAATCGACCCTGACGGCGGCCGCAGGCGACGGCTGCGGATCACGGCGACGCACGTTGACAGCGCCAACGGCATTGGAGCACCGGAGCCAGCATGATCAAGGCGGCGCTGAACTCCGTGCTGGTCCGCTCGCGCCTGCTCGCAATGAACGAGCAGGCCAGATACCGTGCGTACAACGTCTCGATGCGGCGAGCCGCTGCCCCGGTCGTCCGGGAGCTGCAGCGGTCCTGGGGAAACGCTCGCCGGAACAGCGGAATCGTCACGGGGGAAATCGGCGACGGCCAGCAAACAAAGCTCACGATCCGTCGACGAGGCAGGGCCGCCGGTTTCGCCCGGCTTGAGATCGGGGCCAACTACCGCCTCGGCGGGCTGGTCAAGCTCTGGCACATTCTGGAACATGGGTCCAGGCACTACGGGCGCTCGGCCGCGTACCAGACGATGGGCGCCGAAGCCAACCGGCTCAAGCGCCAACGGTCCCTGTTCTTCGGCGAACAAGCTAAAGCAGCCGGCGGCATTCCCAAGGGCAAGGATGCCCGCAAAGCGTTCTATCGCGGCGTCCGCGCGGCCTGGAACGCAAGGAAGCCCGAGGCGGACGCAATCGTCGCCAAGGCCAATCAAGCGCGTCTGCGCCGTCGGGATGAGGCGCGTGCCGGCGGAAGTCGGCGGATGCCCGGTTTCAAGGTATCGACAAAAATCGCCACGCGCCGCGTTGACGATGTAGCCAGGCGCGCTCGGGAATACCTGCTTGCCGAGGTAACGAAACCCCTGCGCCGGAGGGCTGCCTGATGCCGACCGGGACGCTGCTTGAGGCCCTTTACGCGAAGCTCGACGCAGGGCTGGCGGTGCCTGTCAGTTCGGAGCTGCGCCGGCAAGGCGACGCGACGCCGGCCGTCGTCTACGAGGTCACGGGCATGACCGTGTTTCTTGACAGCGCCGGGATCAACCTGGACAGCGGCCAGCTGCGGGTGCGAATGGACTGCGTTGCTGACAGCGCGGTGCTCGCATGGACCACGGCGCAGGCCGCCCTAAACGCCATTGACGGCACGTGGACGCAATCGGGCTGGAAGTTCCAGCTCACGGCGGCGGAGCTAGCGCAGTCGCGCGCCGCACCGGACGACGGGCAGGCAGATGCGGAGCGCATCTGCACGCTCAACGCGGAGTTCCAGTACATGGAGGGCACGTAATGCCATCGAGAGTCGTAGGTTGGGGTGGGACGCTGACGTTCGGCGGAACCGCCATTCCCGTCCGCAACGTGACGATCACCCGCCAGACGCAGGAGATCGACGTCACCGCCCACGGCGATACCTCCGTGAAGAGTGGGCCAGGGAGGGTCAAGCGCGGTGGCACGTTCGAGGCGTACGTCGGCACTGGTCACGCCAACGTGGTGACCGCAATCGAGACCCCGACCTGGGCGAGCCTCCCGACCCTCTCATTCAACGACGCTGGCGGTAACACCCATTCGATGGAGGTGATCGTCACCAGCGCCGAGTTCAGCTACGCGGCCGAGGACGCAGCCGTCTACACGGTCACCTTTGTCGAGGGGCTCGAGGTCACGTGAGCACCAACCAGCCATCCTGGCGCCCCGTGGACCTCGACGGTGTCGGAGCCGTCGAGGTCCGCGAGGTTCGCGTCCGAGACACCGTCGGAATCGACCTTGCAGACCCGGGCTGGATACACGTGCTCGTACGACACGCAGACGGTACGCCGTTCACCAGGGACGAGGTCCTTGACCTCCCGCTCGCGGCCGGCAACGCCCTCGCGCAAGAGGTACTGCAGACACACCCTACTCGGCGGCCGAGCGCCGCCTCTGGAGGCTGATGCCGAGCATGGACGCGCCGCTTGGACTTGCACAAGAGCTTACGACCATGGAGCGGGTCGAATACCTGCTCACGGTGGTCGCGTGCTCATTGACCGGGAGGCCTCCGCACGTTCTGCTTCCCTGGCGCGCGGCAGGCATTGCGTCGTTCCGCGAGGCGGTGCACCGTGGCTAGCGCGAACATGAAGGCGGTAATCACGCTGACCGCAGACGCCAGAGGCGTCACGGCTGGAGTGAACTCCGCGCTCGCGCAGCTCAACAAGCTGCAGAACGCAGCAATGGAGATTCGCGGCATACTCGTGGCTGGCGTGGTTGGAAACCTTGTCCGCAACGCTGCGCAGGCCGCCATGGGCGAGTTTTCCCGCCTCAAGGACCTCGGCAGCGAGTTCAGCCCGCAAGGTATGCAAGCCGCGCAGGAACTTGCTTCGGCGCAATTTGCTTCCGACGTGAAGCTCGGACAGGCATTCGGTGAGTTTGCCGAACAGGTTGACCGAATCAAGATGGCCGAGCTGCGCGAGCTCACCGACTACCTGGTTCAGAACAAGGACGCAATCGGCGAAGCCATGGTCAATATTGCCATCTTCGGTGCAGCCATTGCGGACCTGACCGCGCAGCTCGTGGTCGGTACCGCGAAACTCATCAATCGAGCGGCATCGGAGCCAGGGCTGCTTCTGGCGGAAAGCGCGGCCAGGGGAGCGCTGATGATGGCTTCCCCCGGCGCCTACGGGCCAGGCCAATCCGTCGCTATCGACGAGATTGTCCGCATCCTGCGCGAAAGGCTTGGTGGGAACTGATGCCGCAGCTCATCCGCAAGCCCGAGACCGACAGCGTCCTGCTACCGAGCCCCGGCGAGGAGGCTCGTTGGGTGGAGTCATTCATCTACGCGGACGATGTCGCCAAGACGGTGTGGGACGTCGCAAACGACGCGCTGGTGCCGAAACAGGGCCAACGGCGCGCGACTACCGGGACACCGGGCGGCGATTTCTACCGCAGCATGGTCTGCCGCAGCGTGGAGATCACGCCCGTTCCAAGCTCACCGCTCGCGTGGAACGTGCGCGTCACTTGGTCGACACGGCGCAGCAAGGACGGCAACGGCAGCCGGCCGTGGTACCAGATCACGCGAACCACCCAGCACCGAACCGCCGCCATGTATCGGTCCGGCAACGCCATCTTCTCCGGCGTGCCGGCCGACGGAACGGTGACCTACCCGCCCAGCGCGTACATGGGCGGAAACAAGGTCGACGTCGGTGGACAGCCCTTGCAAGTCAAGATCGCGCAGCAGCTAATCCAGGTCGACTTCCTCTGGGACAGGACGAAGAACACGGCGAACGGTCTTGGCGGCGGTTTCGCATCCAGCCCTGATCCGCCGACCGAGTGGACCTCTGTCTACACCAACACAAGGAACAACGGGACGTTCCTCGGCTGGCCGGCCGGCTACGTGACCTACCTGGGATTCACGTCGAACCACACCACGGACGAGTGGATGGTGGTGAGCCACCGCTTCCTGGCCGACGATTGGCAACACCTTGAGCAGCGCCCAGCCCCAAACGTCGCGGGCGCGCCGCCGCGCCTCGGGCTTGGACTCACTTGGGGAACCGGCGCCACGGCAGTCCAGGTGCGTAGCGTCGAATACGTCGTGTGGTACCAGCCCTACGAGACGCTCGAGAACTTCGCGACCCTTCTCAACTTCGACCTCGGCAGCGGGAACATCGCCACGCAAATCTCCACACCGGGACCTGCCTGGTAATGCCATCACAACGACCAATCTTTAACCGAGGCCTGTTTGGCAGGGCGAACGCCGAGGTATGCAACCTCTGGACCGACAGCGCCTCGATGGTGTCGGAGAACGCAGAGGGGATCCGGTGGGCCACAGACCAGCTCCAGCGTGTCACGCCCGCGAATACATGGCTGGCGAAGACAACGGCAGCCGTCCAGATCACTCCAAACCGTTGGAAGTATCGGTTCGAGCCGTTCACGATCAACGTGACTACGGCCCTTCCGGTTTCGGTGCCTGGCGAGTTTGGAAAGAGCCCGTCCACCACCAACCCCGAGGACTACGCCTACAACATCCGCGAACTGCGCAACACATCCACGACCGTAGACGGTTCGCCGCTTACGACCGGAGCCTCCATCGGGCCGGTTGGGAGCTCAGTGCTAGAGAACGGCCAATGGAACCTGCAGCTACTCGAGGGCTACGTCTGGATGCACGTTGAATACGACATCGAGGGGAAGTCGCTGTTCTGGTTCGACGCAACCAATCCAATCAATTGTTTCCAGGAGCAGGAATGATGAGCAGGCGATACATCAGCAGCTTTTGGCCGGAAAGCGACGGCTCCACGCTCACGCTGGACTTCACCACGGGCGTACTCGATTCGCGCCTGACGTTCACGCGGGCGAGCACGACGGCGACGTACATCAATTCGAGCGGCTACGTCACGACGGCAGGCACGGACGTCCCCCGCTTCGACCACGACCCGACCACGCTGGCACCGCGAGGGCTGCTGATTGAGGCTGCGGCGACGAACCTTTTGAACTGGAGCGCGTCGTTCGCCACCAGCGGCGGAACGAACAACAACTGGGCCGATACCAGCATCACGCGCACGACAGGGCAGGCCGATCCGGCGAACGGTACGACGGCCATCCGATTTACGGCATCCGCAGGAAATGCGACCGTCATCAGCAGCGCGGCCATTGGGACATCGGCAGCGCGGACGTTCAGCGTGTGGTTGCGCCGCGTGACTGGCACCGGGAACATCCAGTACACGCAGAACAACGGCACGAACTGGACCACACAAGCCATTACGGCGACATGGACTCGCTACACGTTCACGCACACGGTCGATCATCGCGTCGGCATTCGCATCGTGACGAGCGGCGACGCCATCGAAATGTGGGGCGCACAACTGGAAACAGGCTCCGGTGCCTCCTCGTACATCCCCACGGGCGCAAGCACGGCGACGAGGAACCCGGACAACTGCGAACTCCTCAATCTCACCACGATGGGATTCAATGCCAGCGCGGGGACGATCTATGTTGATACGGGAACCAGAATTGGAACTGGCGGCCGTTCGTATTCGTTCATGCCAACCAGCGGAATCAACGATCAGATATTTGAGGGTAATGGATTCCTGCTGAATGTGTATTCGTCTGGAACATTTGTCGCGCAGATCGGAACGGGAACGGCAAGTGCAGCGAAGATCGCTGCTGCGTATGCGGTGAACGATTACGCGGTCAGCGTCAATGGCGGCGCACCATCGACAGATACCGCTGGTGCGTTGCCGACAACCATTGCGAAACTCACCATCGGAGCGCGTGATTCATCGAGCGTAACGCAGATGAACGGCTGCATCCGCGTGTTCAAGTACTGGCCG